TTTGATGTAAATTAAATTCCCAATTGGAATCGTACCCAGTAGGTACATCTTTTTCAACGGGTCTAATCTTTCGTGGTTTTCTAAATCCTTTTTTAGCCATTAGTGTATAACCTCATTTGCAGGAATACCTGTTTCTCTTAAATGTTTTTCTTCTTCTAGAAGTTTAGAAAACTTATCTAAAACATCATCTTCGATTGAAGAAATATTGTTGCCTGAAAATAAATAACTACCGATAACCATTAATAAATCTGTTAGATTAATAGACTCCAAATCCCATGTAATTATATCTTCTATATCTTGATCATCGTCCATTTTCTATCTCCTGTAAAGATACCTCATTGTATTTTTTATTAGATGAACTCATTATAGTCTTAATTCTTTTAACAAACCAACGTGGTGTGTAAGCAGATATATGTAATTGACCATTAGCATAAACATGAGTTTGATTAGGAATATAATCTTGTAAATTATTTACATTAATTTTAGATTTCTCTTCATCAGGAACAACAGTACCTAACCAATCAAGCATTAATTTTTGTGCTTGTTTTCTTATTCTTTTTTCTAGTTTGGAATTCATTTGTAATCTCCTTTACGTTTGGTGTGTTTACAACTTTAGTTAAATAAGCAAGACCTTTAGCATACTCAAAGATACGCAAACCCTTACCTTTGTTTGAATCTTTATGACAATTTAATTTATGAGGACAATAGATACACCCTCGTGGTAATTTCATGTTACCACTTGCCCCATCAGGGACAGGTTGATAACATAATTCAGGTGGCGTTTTTCTTCTAAGAACTTTCTTGACTGTATCTATTTTACTCTCTATATTAGGTTTGTCAAGGTCTTCAGGAATATATAACGCAAGCTCTCCGCTTTCTTTATTCATAGCTAAGAAACCACCATGTTTGGTTTTGTTTCCTGACTCGTAACCTGCAAGCTGTGATAGGTATCCAAAGGGATCATCATTACCTAATGTTCCGTCTTTAAATTTCTTAAATGCATAACCTGATGCAGTCTTAACATCAATAACTTCTCCGTCTATAATACAGTCCATGTGTCCTTCAATGCCTTTAACCTTAACAGACTTCTGTTCTCCTGTTACATCGTGACCTGCAAGACGAACTAAAAGCAGAACGACTTCTTCTAGCATGTGACCATAAAGAAACTTAATGAATGTTGAAGGCTGTAACTTTTCTCCTTCATCCTCTACTTTCATATCATACCACAACTGCCTTGCAGGTCTTCCAATATTTGACATACGTAAAGTCTTAGAGTCTCGTGGTTTAGGGTTTGCCCAATCACGTATGACATCTTTCATAGACTCTCCGAATTGATCGATAA